CTAATATTGTAACTCTAGCCATTTTAGTTTATTGTGAAGTTTTCTAGGAAAGATTCATTATGATTTAAATTTTCTTCAGGGACTAAGAATTCATTATGAACCGCAAAAGTAGAGTCATAATAAGCATTTAGAGCTAATGAATTATCAGCGCCAGCCCCTAACGCTTTAACTCTTAGAGAGTAAGTCCCGACATCTTCTTTAAGGCCGCCACTGAAAACCACAAAAGTGTTTTCTGTTGTTTTATCAAAACCATCCTTTGATGTTGGTGTTTGTAATATTGCTTGATATCCAATTGCGTTTGATCCATTTGGATCTGTCCAGCTACCACTTATAAAAAATTCCTCAGCTTCAGGTACGTCTCCCGTAGAGAAAGTTAAACTTCTTACTGGTGATAGATTATGATAGATTAAATCATTAACTTGTGATGATGCATTTTGGTAACTAAAAGTATTTGATAGTGTTGTAATACTTTTATCGCTTTCTATAAGATCATATTTACCAGATTCGTAAAGGCTAGCAACTGTAGCAAATTCATTAGTGTTTACCTCTGCTATCTCTAAAACTTTATACGTAACTGGTGATGCTCCACTTTTTTGAAAGCTACAAGGACTTCCTACTTTAATATTTTGCAATAAGCCAGTCTTAGATTGTTCAATTCCAGAAGCTAAAGTTCCAAAAGCTTGGTTTACAGTGCTACCTGTTATTGTTATAACATCTATTTGACTAGGTGAGTTTACATCAATTTCAGATTCTAATATTCCATTTGTAAAGCTATCATCGTTGAAATCGCCAGAAAAAGAATGTTCTAAATCAAAAGTATTAGATCCTCTATTATCACTAGCTGATGTATCGTAATTTTTTACATCACCAGTTGAAAAATTTTTAAGTTTAGTATTTTGCCCTATTGTGGTGGTTGCGCTTATAAACTTAGCAAAACTATTATCTCTTTCAAAGCTACCACCAGTCGCAAAAACCCAACCAGTTAATGTAGTATCAAAATATAAAATATTAGAACCAGTGCCAGTGTAAGCTGCATATTCCTCAAAGCCACCCTCAGTCCCTGTATATCCTTGTCGATATCCAGAAAAATTATAATCACCTGTAAAATTAGCTGTCCATACAGCAGTCGAGCTTGAACTCGCTAAGTCGCCGCTAATGTTAAAACTTGATTTTGCTCTTTCTCTATTTTTTTCAGCTATAGTATTAAGATCTGCGATCGTGTCAATACCAGTAGGATTGAAAATAGTTAAACGGCCACTCATTTGAGTGTTGTCAAAAGTATTACTAATTCTAATCTCTTGCTTATCTGCGTCTACAGCTAAAACTCTACCAAAGTTTATCAAGTTTGATTTTAATTCATCCTGAACTTCTATGATATCTCCAGGTCTATACAATAAGCTTTGCAGTCCAGCTTGGAATGTAATTGTTTGATTTTCATTTACTTTATGAAATAACAGGTGAGCTGCCGCTCTCCTAGCCATCCCTCTTGAAGTCATACCTACCCCTTGAATTCTAGTCTTGAATACGCCTCTCCTTCTTATATCCTCCTCATCTTCAACAGTTTCTATTTTTGGCAAGAAGTCATCAAATCTATCATTATATGTGATTTCTACAGTATTATAGATTTCATCTCTCCTATTATTGGAGTAGTTAAACATACCCCCTTTGATTGACTCATTTGTAATCAAACAAATTGGAGATCTAGGTCTATCATCTACAAAATTTATTTGGTTATCACTAAAAAATATACTACCTCTGAAAAGTGCCGCTATTGTATAAAGAGCATCATAGATTTTTTCATTATTATTAAACATAATGTTGCAAGCAAATCTTGGCTCAAGTCCACCTTGCCCATCTGAAACCCCAACAAAAACTCCATCATCATTTACTGCATCGCAAAACCTGCCAATTTTATATAATTCCCAAATATTTATGGTGTCTTCATCTACATGGTCACCTAAACCATATCTTTTATTTGTCAGTAGATCGTAAAGAATCCAAGCTGGATTATCAGTCCATCTTAATTCTTCATGAAAAGTTCCGTCCCAATCTCCATCATAAACTTTTTTATCTGCCTCAGCAGTATTATTAAACTCATCCTCAGACGAATAATATCTTTTATCTTCGCCGTTTAATTTTGTGGGATTGTAATTACTTGGTATTTTTACTAATTTTAATTTACAATCAAAGTTTCTAACTGGCACTCCATCTATGGATCTAGAATCAAGTTTAGTGCCCACTATAGCTGAGAAAGGGTAACTTAAATTTACAGGTATTATTTCACTGACTTTTGA